ATATACATAATTCATCATGTATTTGTATGTGTGCTACAATTCCTTCTTTATATAATTCTAGCATAGATTTTTTTGTCATGTCAGCTGCACTACCTTGAATTAATTTGTTTAATGCTTTATAAGTGTAGGCTCTTTTAATCCCCGGTCCATGTTCCTGGAGTGCATCTTCGTGTGTCATTGCTTTGTGCATACCAAAACTATTTGGTTCCCATAAATGAAACCTGCATAGTCTTCCAAGTAAAGTTCTTATCTGTCCCCTGTCCTGCGCCCTATTAGAAGCTTTGTCCATAAGCTGTTTAACAAAAGGTACCTTGCCATGATAAGTATTAAACAATTCATTAGCTTTTTCTTTTGATACACCTAGCTCTGCTTGTAATTTATTTTTACCCATACCATAAAACAATCCTAAGTTAATTGTCTTTGCTTGTGTTCTTTTAATATCAGCCATGTCAGCCACTGTTTGGTGAAAGTCTGAGTCAGAGTCATCGTTGTATGCGTCTACTACATCATACACTGATGGTAGTTTATATAATGCTGCGTAGTGTACAACCAATCTTGGTTCTTGTTGTGAGTAGTCAAAACAACCCCATTTATGACCTTCCTCAGGTATAAATAGTGACCTTATCTTAGGTCCAAGATCTTTGTTACGTGCTGGAATCTGTTGTAAGTTAGGATTCTGATAAGAGAATCTTCCTGTAACTGTACCACCACCTGCATTACGTAACTGATTTATTTCTGCATGTATTCTACCTTTGTGTTCATATTTTAAAATAGAATCTATAAAAGTTGTGTGTGCTTTGTTTACTTCTCTAGCTTTTGCAATTAAGTTTACAACAGGATGCTCATGTTCTTGTAAAAAGTTCTTAGTAAAACTTGGTGCGTCTGTTTTTTCTGTTCTCTCAAATGGTATCTTTAAATTTTCAAATACTTCTGCTATACTTCTTGCGGCCCATATTTGTGGCCTTACGTTAGTTTCTTTTTCTATTTCTGTAAGTATTGCACGTTCTTCATTTACTAAAGTTTTCTTTAATGTGTGTGCTGCTTCGACATCTACTCTTACACCTTTGAATCTCATGTCAACCAGGCATGGAAACAAATCTGTCTCTAGTTCCATAATAGATTGTAAGTCTTGTAAAATAATTTCTTTTTTCATTTCTTGCCATAAGGCAAACGTAGCTTCTGCATCACGTTCAGCATAAGAACCAACGTTAAGTGATGGCAGTTTATACATTTCAGACTTTGGATCTATTCCCCATTCAGCTGCTGCTTCTGCAAGTGCAGCTTCATTCTTACCATAACCATTATACTTCCATGACAAACTATTAAGATCATATCTAAATCTATTTTCATCAGTCACAGCTGCGGCTATCATTGTATCTACAATTCTGCCATTAATATTTAGTCCCAGTGCCCTGATCCAACATACATCGTACATTGCATTGTGAAATATTTTAGTTGATGGTGCATTTAATACATCTTTAAACCATTCTAAAACTTTTTTACGATCCATGTTGCCACCACCTTCGTGTGCTATTGGAAAGTATCCTTTGTAATGTGCAGTTGCTACAGCAATTCCTATAACTTCTCCATTACCAATGATTGAACCAGATCCTTTTTTAATCAGGTCTGGGTCCCTTGTCTCCAGGTCAATTGCAATCTCGTCAACCTGTCTTAGGTCTGGAAATTCTGTAGGTACAACCCATTCTGTTTGGGCACTAAATGTAGGTATTTTCATATATATTTAGACTCTATTTTTTTATTTAATTTATCTTTGTTGCTGAATGCATACAAAGCAGCATCGTAATTGTGTGGAAATATTTCCCAATCAATTAACTTTGGATATATTTCTAGATTAAATTTATGTTTATCAATCTCAATTATTTTTATAATTACACTTCCTTTTTTATTTTTCATAATGCGTTAACCAAAAAATAAAATACTAAAATACATGTAAACAAACCCATGTAAAATGGTACGTGATTATTTGGTTCCATAGTCCCTTTCAATTATCATTTCTATAAAATGTATTGCTTTTTCTAGATCTTGTTTTTTTCCTTTATCTCGATGTCTCACTATGTACTTTATAGCACAACCCTCAGGATATAGCAATTCGTTCTCAACTACAAACTTGCTAGGCTGTATTTTATATTTTTGATAGTGATTCCCACCGTGCTGCTTATCCCAAACTTTAGATGTCATAACCTCTGTCCTCCCTTTTTGCTGTCATTATATATAAGTTTTGTTTTGCACGTGTTACACCTACGTACCAAACTCTGTGTTCTTCGTCTTGTTTGTCTAAACTATTTTCTGTAGCTTCTCTTATTTTTTTAGTGTTATCTAAAATAATTAAAACGTTTGTAGCTTCTCCACCTTTGGCTGCATGTATAGTTGATAGTTTAATTCTTGGTGCTTCAGATAACCTTTCTTCGTTACGCATCATTTCTCTAATGTATAAACATTCTTCTGGATCAGCTTTAAATACCTCAAACCATCTTTGTGTTTTAAAATAACCCCATTCAGATAAATCATACATTATTTCTTCTGTGGGGACTTCTTCTTCTAAAAATTCAAACAAATCTTTTATTTCAGACAAGGATAATTTATCTCCATTGGTCCAACGTGTGTAATCTTGTATTGATTTGTACAATCTAGTTCTGTAACTTTTTCTACCTTTTATTTCAAAATATAAACCCATGTCTTTTAAATCTGGTGCCAACCTTTTAAGTTTGTCATTGGTTCTAGCTAATATTAACCAATCTCCATAAACTAATGGCAAATCTTCTATTGAAGTTACATATTCTACATAACCTTTTTGCGGTCTTGGTGACCATTGTTTTTTAATTCTTCTGTGGTCTGGTATTCTATTTAAAATACAATTAGCTATGTCTTGTACAGCTGCAGGAATTCTGTATGATTGTGGCAATATAATGTCTTTTGCAGGCTCGTTTTGAAACCTTGCAACATCTGCACCAGCCCAGCCATAAATTGCTTGATCGTCGTCACCGGCTAAGATAACATGTTTAGAGTTTTTCTTAAGTATATCGTACATTTTCCACTGTATTGGTGATAAATCTTGTGCTTCATCAACAAATACTACGTCATATTTTGGACACAATTCTGACACATTAAATTTTTCAATCATATCTGTAAAATCTACCAGGCCGTACGCTGCCTTATAATTGTCTACTTCGTCTTTTAAAATTTGTAACATGTGTTTGTCTATGTCTTGTGAATACATGTCAGTGTTGTATTCTTCTTCTATTGTAATACCTTTAATCCTTGCTGCATTTATTATGTTAAAGTATTCACTATCTGAATCTACAAAACCTGTCTTCTCTTCACCATTAGAATAAACTGTAACTTCTATACCTAGTTTTCTACCTATGTCTTCGTAGTGCTCGTCCTGCATTACATTACTTTTCTTCATACCTAATTCTGTAAAAGCTAGTGAGTGCAAAGTTCTAAAATATTTTAAATCTTTTCTGTTATATTTTGGATATAAATCTAAAGTTCTATCTATAGCTTCTTCTGCAGCTTTCTTTGTAAATGCAAAGTAACCTATTTTATCTATTGGTGTACCAAACTTAACTAGAGTTCGTACATAGTTGATTAGTTTAGTTGTTTTCCCTGTTCCTGGAGGCCCGTATATTTTTCTAATCATTACATGATCTCCGTATTGTGTTTTATTTTTGTGTGATTAATCTGTATATCTTCAAACTCTTCTATACTAATTGCTACTACATTCTTGGTAGGTGTATTGTATTTACCTTTTTCTTTTGTAGGGAATCTTTTTTGTTCTAAGAATTCTATATTACATTTTTTATAATTTACTTTCATCATGACACCTGTCTTATCTTCTGTGTGTTTCCAATTCTTAGATCTTAGTTTGTCATAGAACTTTTCAAATTTAAAATATGCATAACCATCTTCTATTAGTACAGTACCAGATTTAAATGCTGCATCGTTCATAGCTTTGGGTCCATTAATCTTTGCATGTATTACGTCATGTAATTTTTCTTTCGGTGATGTACCTATTGGAGGATGTGTTATAGTTTGAGTACCATATAATACTTCTAATACCATTTGATCCTCATCAGCTTTTATAATTGGTGGTGGAAATCCTGCAGCTTTAGCTATTGCATTCCTACGCTTACGTTGATCGTTAACATGTTCTACTGTCTTACAGTGTACCGTAGCTGTACCAATACCATCTGGTTTAGTTACATCAAATTCATACTCAGGTTCTGGGTCAAGATCTATTTTTTTTAAATTAGTTAGTACTGGATAAGAACCTTTAGATCCTGCTAAGATTCCGTGTTTCTTTTTTACACAAATACCTTTTTTACAATGGTCACTGATAGGACTTTGTGTACAGGTATAACCTTTAAATTGTTTAGACCATGATCTAACTTTAGCATTTAATGCCTGCTTGTCCCATGCATTGGCATGCACAGGTTCAAAATACTTGACTGGTGCATTCATCACCTTCTGTTGCCAGCTATCTGGGAACTTCATCTTCACAAACACATGATAATTATACATAAATCTGTCCTTGCCATCGAACCCTGGATTTCTCATTATCTTGCTAAGATGTGCTAGACATGGCGGACCATCGTTAAATTCTTCGTCAACACCTTCTAAATCTTTTTGTTCTATGCTTTCTGTAATAATCTTAAGGTCTTGTGCACTGACTGTATTGCTTTCTACTAATGATATAAATTCATCAAATGTAAAAGGTTTACCATCTAGGTTTATTGCTAACCTCTCTGATTTTTTAAAATAAGGTAGATTAATAAAGTTACCCTTGTTTAATTGTCCCGTGTCGCTATCTTTTGTTAACTGTGTTTGTTTTGGAAATATTTCACAATCTGGTTTTAATTTAAATAATGGTAATAGATTGCTTAAAAATGATTTAATTAAATCTGCAGGTACAAAACTATTCATAAATAAATATAAATGCAATCCGCCGCTTTTAGATAATATAGGTATTAGAGGTAATTTGTAATTTTGTATTATGTCTATAAAAAATTTCTTGTCAAAGTCACTGTAGTTTTTAGGGTCTACATCTATTACACCAAACCTTGCTTCTGATTCTTGATTACACGGCTGAACACCTATAGATTGTGTGCCTGCTAAATGATTAAGATACACTTCTGATGTTAGAGGTTCATCGTTCCATCGGTAAATAGGTTTCTGCTTTCTGCTTTCTGGGTCAACCTTTAGTGTAGACATGTCTGCTACACCATAGGCCAAAGCAAACCCCTCAAAAAATTTTATATACTTTTCGCTCATAGTTATCCTGTCGATGCGGACCGATCAGTCTCCCTAACGGTCCGCACTGTGCACATACCCCGAGGGGATTATATAATGCTTTTACTTTCCGCTACTTTAGGTTCAGCATGCTTTGCTTTCACAGCACCTTTAGAGATACTTTCAGAAAACGATTTAGCTTGTTGATATGTAGCTGCGTCAGTTATAGGACCTACTTTACTAACTTCCCAACCAAACCAAGTGCCTTTATCATTCGACATTTGAGTAGTCTTTAGTTTGTAAATGTGGCTAAAAGATGCCGGCGTATATAAACCAGCTTTACCTTTTAGTTTGATACCAGACATCATTGAATTCCATTTTCTACTAATTTTTAATTGAGTAGATTTCATAGAAATCAAAGCTGTTTGTGGACTATCTCCTTGAATGATCACAAAGTGTGATGCAGTCTTTTCAACATAGTTACCATTAGATAATCTATCTTTGTAATTTGCATCTGGTTTTGTTTGTGACATAATATCAGAAGAAGAGTCGTGTACCATTACTGGTGCACCAGGTCCTTCTCCTCTATCTTTCCATTCAACATACTCTAACTTATAGAAAGCAGGAATAACATCTATTCCTTTTACGCCATCATATAAATCTCCAGTAACTGAATTGAAAATCATTCCAGGTTCTGCTCCTTCAACGTGTTTACCATCCCTCTTATTTACTTCAGGTGATAACTGTCCTAGGATTTTTAGAAAAGGTAAAGCTAAGTCTTGTTGACTTATATTGCCTAAACCTTTTGATGCATCGTCTTCAAACATATTTGCTGGAAGACCTGCGGCCGTCTTTTGTGTTACTTCATTCATGATTATTTGTTCCTTGTTATTTTTGTTCTGTTGCTCGTGAACAGGTTAAATAGATTAGAGGGCATATCAAGTCCATTTTCAATACGCTCTCTAACCAGTGCTTTAAGTGTCATGGGTTCAACCTTTAATTTCTGGACTGGTTCATACCCTTGACCTTGCGCAAGGACAGCATATTGCTGCGCCTTGTTATCTTCGGAACGACCAAAAGCAACGGTTATCTCATTCTTGATAAGATCACCCAGTCCGTTCTCACGAAGCCATTTATATGCATCTTCCTTTTTATCTGCAGGTATAGATGCACCGTAGACAGGTTTAACTTCTACTGAAGTCCCGTCTGCTAATTTTAATGTAGATATATTCATTTCCTGCATCATCGTAGGTATTACCTCTGATGACACTAGTTCTACTTTTCTTTTTATTTCTTTGTATTCTACTTCTTTAGCTAAAAGTTCTTCTTCTAACTTTTGTAGTTTTACAACTTGTTCCGCCAAGCTGCCAGCTTCATTTACTGAGTCTAAATCTTCTCGTTGATCTACCTCAAAGTTTATATTACTCATCTTCTACTCTTCCTTTCTCGTGTAGGTTAATTGAAATTGGATAATACATTCTATCTTGTTTGTCCCATTTTAATAAATTGTATCTTCCATTTGTCATGTCTGAAACTATAGAACATGCAACACCTATGATTGCAGGATCACCAGTTAGTAAAAGGTAATCTTTAACTGTATAATTTTTTAATAAATTTCTTAATTTAAAAATTAATGGTCCAGGTGAAAATATTATCTGAGAAAATTCTGGAAGTAAAAATTTAAACTCTCCATGTTTACTCGCACTCATAATATTAATTTTTGGTGAGCCAATTTTAGTTCCTGGTAGTTCTTGTATTACATAAACTATAGGTTTAGCACTACTCATTAAATCTTCATATTTTATACTTTCTGACATCTTGACAATGTATATAGGATGTTCTATATAAGATGTCAATACAGAAAGAAGAAAATAAAATGAATAAAAAAGTAAAAAACTATAAGTTTAAGACTAAGCCTTATGCTCATCAAATTAAAGCATTAGAGCTTTCTTGGGATAAACCATATTATGCATATTTTATGGAGATGGGTACTGGTAAATCTAAAGTGCTCCTTG